GTAGGGCCTTCTGGATGTCCCAGTTCCCCAAACGCACGACCTTCAGCAACAAATTCTTTATTATAACGTGCGACTTCTTTTGTCAACACGTTCATTGGGTAGACACGACCATTACGGTTTTTCATGTCTGCCTGCATGAAGATTCCACGAATCTTCATTTCTTTATTACCACCGTCTTTTTCTTCAACGATGTATTCTACTTCTTGTATCTGTTCTGCAATAAGTTTCATGTCTTAATACCCCGAATTCGTAATTTTTGTTCCCTTCAAGGTAGTTGCACCACGCAACCCTTGCCCTGTTTCCAAGTGGATAACAATGCCAGCACCAGCACCAACATAGATAGTTCCTACGTCTGCATCGTCTGCTGAGTTACGAACTGTGACTACTTGAGCAGAACCAGTGTTGAATACCCAAACTGCACCAGCACCTACGAACCCTGTGGTTCCAGTTGCGAGGTCAGTTGCTGTTCCTTTTACTTGCATTGTCCTAGTCCTTACATTACCGTTAATACTTCATTCTCAAAGTAGTCCATAAGTTTCTTTTGCGGAACCTTATACTTCTTTGAGACATTATTTATTGTTTTATCAAAACTATTTAGGAAATCTGAGGGTTTGTCTTCCATTTCCTTAAAAATTGCGTCCACAGCATCTTTCATCTTGGGAGATAACTTCTTATACTCCCTAGACATTTTGTGTTCATCTTTTTCTGGTAGTTCCTTTTGAAACTGCGAGAATAGTTTAGTCACTGTTTTCTTTGTCCTGTGGCACATGTCCAGTTACAAGTGTATTTGCAACTTCTTGTCTTTTTGTTTCCAGAGCATCTCCAACCTTCTGTGAAAGTGCTTGGTTGAATTGTGCTTCTGCTTCTAGGTTATCACCAGATGCAATTGCATCTACAAAGTTTCTTACTTGTTCCATTATTTATTATCTCCTTTAGTGGGGTCATTGTGTGCAAACATACCATCATCGGCACCGTCTCCACCCATATCTCCACCAGATTCATCTTTAATTTGGTTCTCAATTTCTTCAATCTCCTCATCGGACATTCTGAGAACGTGTTTTCTTACATATTCTTTAGAGAAATACTGACCGACATATGACTCAATCTGACCCAACATGTCAAGTCTTTCTCTTAGAATTTCTGCATTCTTCAACTCTGTAAAGTGTCCGTCTTGCAAGAAGTCAAATTGGATATGTTCTTTAAACGTATCCCATTCTTCAACTGCAATCACACCCTTCAACACAAGTTGTGTTTTCAGCATGTCTGCGAACATAACAGAGAATTTTTTACGAAGTCTTTGAACGAACTTTGTGAACTTCAATTCGTCACGAGTGATATTATCAGAACGTCCGATTTGGAATCCACTTTCCTCTGCGAGTCTAGATACTGGAACGTTCAAAGAACGATACAGTTTCTTTTGGAAGTAAGTGATATCATCAATCTCTCCCAAGTTAGAACCGCCAGGCAAAGTAGTAATCTCTGTTCCTCTACCACCTTCTCTACGAGGTAACCAGAAATCTTCCAACATAGACATGTGATTTCTGTCGTCACGAATTTCACCAGTTCTTGCATCGTAAACAAGTTTGTTACGATAACGATTCATTACGTCCTTCAGATAAGACTCTGCTTTGATTTTTGGTAAGTTACCAACATCAATGTAGAAAATACGTCTCTCTGGAGCACGAGAAATACGATAGATAACCAATGCGTCTTCAATCATACGCAACTGGTTTACTGGTTTAATTGCTTTATTGAGATGTGAAAGAACTGTCCCTTTGGACATATCTACTAGTCCAGATGGACAGTATGTAATAGAATCTGAAGTAATCTTAATTCCATCAGATGTTCCTACATTTTGTTCCCAACCTTTGTCATTGTAGATGTAGAAATCATCTACTTTCTTTACAACATCAATACCAGTTTTTTTGTCAATATCTTTTTTGTTTTCACGAACCTTCTTAATTTTACGAGGGTCAATGTAACGTAGTTCTTTAAGTCCCTTGCGAGGATTGTTTGAATCAATTACCTTATGGTAATACATTCTTCCGTCCACATACCAACGTCTAAAGATATCATGTCCTTTAGCATTAAAATCTAAAAGGTGAAGAATTTCATTGAACTCTTCACGAATCTTTTGTTTGATTTGTGGGGATACGTCTAAACGGTCAAGTGATACTGATACTGATTGGTCTCTTTCATCAGAGACGATTGCTTCATTTACAATATCTTCAATTGCACTATCACACTCTGGTTGTTGTGCAATGTCACGATATCTACGAATTAGGTCAAGTTCATTACGGTCACGACCATCCATGTCCAAGACAGAGGCATAATGTCCTCCACCCGAAACTACGTCAAGTGTGCCGTCATCAGTGGTAGGGGAAGTGAATGCATCACTTCCCTTACTCTGATTAGCTCTTGTAATTCTGAAACCAAAAAGTTCCGCCATACTATAAGTCTCCTAAGTTTTACCCTACTATTTAGTAGGTCTGTAAAACCTTAAATTGTTGGAGAAGTGAATGAAGTGTATCTCCATGTCACGTCAAATGTTTCGATTTCGTTTGCTGTATCGTATGATAGGTCAATCTGTGTAACAGCTGTAGGCCATACGTTTCTCATCGTATACTGTTTCAGAATGTTATCATCTCTATCTAGTTGTTCTACTGTAATATCAGCAGTGTAGTCAGATACGTTGACAAGTCCTGTATTTTCGTCCAAGTCATTGATACCATTCATCCAACGTTCCATCGCATTACGAACCATGAAGTCAGTGTCATTGATGACAGTTGTAGTCCATGTTTCAAACTCTCTATCACCAGCAAGGTAAAGTGTTCTACCTCTGAACTGAACAGGAACTTCACCGATTGTCTGTCCTGGCAAAGAAGTTGCCTTACACAGGAATGACGCACGATTAATGTCTAATCCAGTTGCGATTGCTGGGGGAGTTGTAATAATAACACGATATTGGTTGGCACGAGCACCACCACCGATAAGGTTTGCTTTAAAGTCGTCAATACTAGCCATTTTTTATCTCCTTATCCACCAATCTCACTGAAAGAAACACCAGTTCTAACAGCAATAAAGTTAAGTGTAATGAAGTTGATTGAACGAGCAGGTTTGATGTAGATGTCTGCAACAAACTCATTTCTATCAATTACTTCACCAGTGTTATTTGTTTCATCTGCAATAACAGAGAAATCTGTGATACCACGTCTACCTTGAACGTCTCTCAAGAATGGTTCAACCAAGTTTCTGAACTGAGCACGAGTAAACTCATCGTTGAATTCAAACAACTGGAATTTCGCAGCAGTTGAAATCGCCTTTTCAAGAACAATGAACAATCTACGAACATTGATTCTATCAAATGCAGATGGTCTAGACAATGCAGTCTTGTCACCGAAGAGAACTGTTCCTTGGCCTGGGAATGTAACAACAGGGTTGATACGAGCAGGATAAAGAATATCTCTTTGTGCCTTAGTTGGGTTAAACGCAAGTTTCACTGCACCACGAATCTGTCCTCTGTTATAACCAGCAGGAGAGAACCAAGGGTCAGCAACGTTATCAGTATTTGCAGCAAGACCAGCAATGTCACCATTCAATGGAACGTAACGATAAACATCGTTATACTTGTCATACATATACTTGTATCCAGAATCGAATACTGCATAAGAAGACGAAGCAAGTCCATCAAAGAATGCTTTTACATTAGTAGTCTGAGTTGCACCAGAAGTTACACCCACAACATCTGCACGTCTTGGTGAGATGAAACCAACACAATCTTTACGAAGTTCGCAAAGGTCAATGATGTTAGTTGCGTGAGTTACACCGTCTGCACCAGCAGGAGCAGGCCCTGCCATTACTAGGTTTACGTCAACTGTTTCTGTGTCTGAGAAGATATCATATGCAAGGTCAAGTTCTCCAACAGTAGGTGCAAGGTCATCAGCACCAATTGACAATGTGTCAACGATTGGAAGGTCTTGTGCAACGAAAGTTGTATCAGAACCAGCAGATGTAAGGTTTGAACCCCAATCTGTTCCAGTTGCGTCATGGTCAGTCCACCAAACATACGATGAACCTCTGTTCACTGTAGTTGGGTAGAAAAGTGTAGTTCCAGAAGCATCTTTTGCATTTGGATGCTTAGATTGGAATGCAAACTGTTCAATAACAGCAAGTGTTCTGTTACCAGCAACATCAATGTCATAACCAGTGATTTCACCAGCTGTGTCATACACTACAATATGCAGTTCGTCAGCAGCAGTTGCCAAACCGTTTGCTTTTGCCCAGTTTGAGGTGCCTGGAGCAGCATCAAATAGGTCATAGAATCTCCAACGTCTACGAATTGCAGTATTATCTCCGATTGCAGAATGGAGACCACCACCGTTTGGATTGTCTAGTTGACGAATAGTCAATGTGTTTGTAGAAATTCCAGTTACTTCATACTGGTGTCCAGCAGCTTCTTGGAAATATACAATGTCACCAACTTGGAACTCTGTTCCGTCATCAACATCAATTGTTGTGTCACCAGCAGTTGTTCCCGAAGGTTCGTTTACTAGTGAAGTTACTGTTTCTTCATATGCGTTTGCAGAAGCACAGATTGAAACTCCGATAGAGTTACCCCATGCGCCTGGATACTTAGATGCCCAGTTACCGAATGAACCAGAACCATCTGCATAGTTATCTTCATAATATGTGTCGTTAGTAATTCTTACACCAAGTTTTGCAACAATTGCTACAGCAGCAGGTGCAGAATCAAATGATAGGGTTGTCCCACTTACACTGAATGCAGTAGTAACAGTTCCGTCAACAGTCACATGAAGTAGACTTGCATCTGATACAGACTGACTTAGAGTAAAGTCTGTAGTTGAACCGTCACCAGTATCAGTTAGTAGGGATGAACCTCCGTTTGCAATAGCGTTTCTCGCACCTGTTTCGGCACGAACAACACGCAATGCATTACCGTATTGTAAAAAGTTAGCGGCAGTAAACCACATCTCAAAGTTACTTGAGTTAGGTTTACCAAAAGTCTCGACAAGTTCTGCTTCAGAACCGATAGGGACAATTGTGTTCATTGGGCCTTTTTGGAAGGCACCAGCAATTGCACCAATAGAGGTTGCAACGGCAGGAACAACATTTGTCAAGTCTATCTCTTTGACGAGCACGCCAGGGGATACTTGAAATGCCATCTCTTATTCTCCTTTATGGATTCAATAATCTAAGGTTTTCCTCAAATTTACACTTATATTTATAAAATAGGTATTCTTCAGACTTAAATTTATAGGTTAGTGTGCATATAAATAGTTTTATGTCTGAATTCTACCAAAAATATAAAGAGACAATCAAGAAAGTTTCCCAAAGGAATTACAGAGCTCGAAAGATATGGGTTAATGAATATCTATCCGATAAGTTCTGTCACTACTGTGGAGAATCTGAAACTGCCTGTCTCCAGTTCTTTCCCCACGAGGGGGAAATACGCAAACGCACCAAACGTAAGGGATTAAATGAGGAATCCAGAAAAGAAGTTGTTGGTCTCATCAAAGAATCCAAGGTTGTTTGTGCAAATTGTTTTCTAAAACTAGAAAACGATATTATTGACATTATGTAGGTATTTGCAGTTTTCTACCAATCTGAGTCATGTGTTCTAACAACAGGACTCCAACGAGTTCCATACTCATCAATCACAGTTTCCCCATAGGGGTCATCTACACCATTGTCCATAAATCCAAATGGTGCCATGTCCTGTTCTAATTGATTTTGTTGTTCTGCAAACATTCTAGCACGAATGTCATCGTCTGTTAATTCTTTAAAATATGTCTGTTGAACCATCCATGCAAACAATACACAACACATTGCAAGGTCATCTGAGTGTCCATCTTCTGCCTCAAAGGTTTGTCCTTTAAGAATAAAAGTAGAGAACTCATTGATTAGGTCATAATCATTGATAATTAGTTTGTCTGATTCAATAATTTGTTTGAGGTTAGAACATCCTAGTTTCTTAACTGCTTTAGTGGTTCTAACACCTAGTTGTGCCTTCCCACCAGAGAAGCCACCCCCTAGAACCTGTCCTGCCCGTCCTCTCATGGATGCCATGA